GAATACGAATATTCGTACCGTCCACCTTCTCCGTAAATACCCACTCATTGCCAGCCAAGTATGCAAGGTCTGGAGTTGTCCAGTCGCCCTCAATCATAGGCTTGCCAGGAGCGTTCAAATCTCTTTTAAAAAGTGTCTGAATCTTGTGATATTCCTTCATTAAAATAATTCTTCCTGTCCGTCTACCTGTGCTGGCGTTGGAGTACCATTACGATACTTAGTGCAAACAAGACCAGCGCTGCCCAAATCATTAATCTCCTCTACCGGCTCCTCCAAGATGATGTTACCGGAAATTGGCAAGCACATTGGATATTCGCCCTCTTCCCTAAAGACGCAAGAACCACACTGATTTTCCTCAATGTGGTTAATTACGTCCGTGACATACTCAAATCTTCCATCACGATGTGGTTTATACATTATCCGCCTAATTCTCTACCGGGTTGCGGCCAGGAACGCTGCACGCTCGTCTCCTGGCCCTTCTTATGCGTTGGTCGCCTTTCGGCACGCCAAACATGCTGATAAGGCCAGCGCGCCCCAATACGTTGTACACGCCTGTGGTCCCACAGCCAGTCGCCATTGGCGACACGTTTCCATGCCCTATCATTATTCTTCTTCGGTGGGCACCAATGGCGTGGAGCGGGTCTGATGACGCCTCCACAATTATGAATGGCATAATCCTTATAGATGCTATAAATCTCGTCGGTGCAAACGAAGGTGTTGCCGTGAGGATTTAACTCACGGCAACCAAAACAAACCAACATTACTCGCCGCCTTCGCCCTCGATGAGAATCATCTCCGTAGCGCCAACTCGTGGAATTACACCCGAGCCGCACATTGGGCACCAGAACAGAGCGTGGTCACAATCCTTTGGAGCCATCTTTCTCCAACGCTCCCAGCGTAGTGGCATAGGGCCGCTACCACAAGATGCACAAACCTCATCATATTCCAGATTGCGTCCGTTGTTGCATGCGTTGCAAAGTTCTGGCCTTTGTGCACGAGCGTCCCGACGAAACTTGAATGCACGAGTCTTTTTAACCGGAATCGTACCATCTTCAAGTGGAAGGGTGTCACCCTTCTTTGCGTTACACTTCTTGCACATCAACTTCAGGTTTGTTAAATCCCAAATTTGTTCATATGTCCAACCGTTGTCATAGCCATAAGACTGTGGCATCCAGTGGTCGATAGTAACCTCTCTGGGACCGTCCTTCACAGTGAAGTCAAGTTCTAATCCACAGCCAGGAAATTGACAGGTTGTACCGTCACGCTTTACCAATGCCGCGACCATTTCCTCGCGTGGCATCTTGGAGCGTTGTTCGACTGCTGTCATGTCAGTCTCCCTTCCTGTGTGTTTTTATCAGTTTATCACAGCATGGTGGCTCTGGCAAGATAGTCTTCGAGCCAGTCAGGCTTCTGAGCCTTAGGCGGGCGAATGACCTCTCCGGGTCTGTCCGGTACCGCCGAATCCATCTCAGCCTGTTCAGCCTGCTCCTGACGGAGCTTAGCACGCAGTTGAGCGTACGTCAAGGCTTCGACTTCCTGATTCACCGGCTTCGGCGTATGAGCCACGGCGTCAAAGATAGCACCACAGACAGCATCTGACAAGTCCTTGAACCCTGCTCGTGGATGGTCAACCTTATCCTTCACGTAGCGTAGCATTCTGAGTTCCTCTACTAATTCCGGAATTCGTGGCCCCACCAGACGCTTGTCGTACATAACCGAAAGGAAGTCGTCATAATGCTTATTGGCGACCGACAGCAAATCTGTCTTAATATGATATGTACCAAGTAAGTTCATCGTGTCATTTGAATTCCAGCGGTCAAATGTAACGAGCTTCAAATCAAATCCACGCTGCTTCAATGAGATGATATAGTCTGATACATCCTTATAATCCATCGGCTTATCATGAGAAGGCTTCCACCAACGTACCGCGTCCACCCTAACAATCGGATACATTTCACTGTAATGCTCTCCGACCTTCACATTTACCCACGAATCTACGTGAGCAAGAGCAACTGCACAACGGTCGTGGACTTTTGCAAGGTCCACATGAACAAAGTATTTCGTATCTGGCTTTGGCCTGAAATCATCCAGGAATACACCATCATTGTCCACACCATTTGGTGCGACGAACGAATCCTCGATTGCCTGCTTGTTCTTGAAGAATGCAGCATCAACAGAGTCTGACGGCATGCATGCAAAACGACCAAGAGCATCTGCCTTGTTAGAATGGAATGCAATGACCATCGCTGGCGAATCAATCTTAATTGTTGGATTGACTTCCCAGCTTGGGCGCTTCAATGCAAATACGCCAGGATAACGATATCTAAGAATGTGGTCTTCTTCCCATTCAATATCAAACTCATTACCCTCGGTTCCATCTGGAAGGTCAGGGTCGAGCTTGAAATGATGGGTGCGAATGATTACTTCCTTTTCGACTACCGCTCCCAATGGCCCAAGGTCTTCATCATCATTCTCGTACTTCATTTGAATGTAGTCACCCTTGAAGCGGGGGAACGACAGCAAATATACCTTGCCGAAATCTGGGAATCGGGAGTTTACCGACTGCTTGTACATGTCATAGGTGGCTTGAGCGGTAGCGGCCTTGATATTTCCGCTGGTACTCTCCAGGTCGAATGCACTAATCTCGTCCAGTACGGCAAGAAACAAGTTCAAACCCTCGAAGGCTTCCCTCTGGGAGTGTCCAGAGAAGACCCTGACAGACTTAATAAATTCGATGCTAATCTGAGTGTCATTATATTTGCCAGCGAACCACGGGCAGCTTCTGATGCGCTTGACGAAGTTGGCAAAGAAAACGTTCTTGGCCTGGTCTGCGTTCACAGCTACATTGACAATATCAATCGTGTCGTCACTTGGCTTGCCGTAGTATGCTGACGGGTCCTTCAAACACAACAGCAGGTACACAATGTAAGTACAGACGATGGTGGACGTATAATCCTTACCAGAACCCTTGCCAAGCTGAAGAATAATTTCATTATGAGTTTCCTTCCATCTCTTATTGGCCTTTTCTTCTCCGTACAATGCCAGAAGAGTCTCATACTTGTAGATTTGGCTACCGGCCTTAATCATTGTATATTGATGGTCACTTAGGGGTGGTAGCTTAAGAAACTTCTCTGAGGTTACAAACTCCTCAATTTCTACCGGGATTTCCTCGAAATCCTCATCGGACAACGCATTGAATACGTCAAGGAAGAAATCAGTCATGAACAATCACAACCTCTACCTGGCCGGTAATCTCCTTAAGCTTGGATGCAACCAACTGTCGGCAGGCTGGGCAAAGGTCGTTGCGAAGAATGTCAATAAGCTTCTTCATCTTCTCTTCCTGGTCTGCAAACTGGTCGCCCAAGTCTGCGGCCTCCAGCAAGCCAGCCTTTTGCAATGCATCGAGACGCTGACGCTCAAGGTCCGCCACCAACTTAATGGCATTAAGCTTCTGCTGCATGCGCTGTGGGGTGGTTCCATTCAAAGTAATGTCGTCTTCAATCTGCTCTAATGCAGTGTAAGACTTATTGATTAATGAATTGTAATGTTCATCCATTACATTCAGTGCATCGAGTGCGCGGTCACGAGCTTCATGCTCGTGAATCATGGACTCTTTCCACTGATTCTGAAGTGCAAGAACTTCCTTGCGCGGCAGATTTGTCTCGCGCATAATCTTCTGCACGGAATTTCCTGCCATGGTTAATTCAGCAACGGAAGACAGGTTCTTAAAATACTTGGCATCCTGAGGATACAATTCTATGTCAGTTGACATATCGCACCTTCGTCTTACCGCCATGTCCATGGATATGCTCCACGTCGGCAATGTCGTCATAAACTGCGGTGCTGGCGGTAGCGGTCAGCCAACGCAAAGCTACGTGACCATCAGAAAATACAATTCCCTCAGCCACCGTTCCGATGCCAGAAACACCAGACTCATCTGAATATCTTACCAATACGAAATTCCTCATCTCATGCCTCCCGCCGTGGGAGCCCAGGTAAGACCTTTAAAAGTAATTTCACGCAGCAATGCCCCACCACATTCGTCACACTGGAATTCAGCATCACGCAATGCGATGGGGACATTCTGCTCTACTGTGTTTTCACACTTAGTGCATTTAAAATCATATGTAGGCATATGCCTATTATAGCATGTTAGAAGGCACCAAGCGTGTCGAGCCAGCCACGGACAATCGCCGCCCAATACTGGTATCCAGTAGTGGTGGAGATAATCGTAGACTTAGGATGTACACCGTCCACCAGATAGGTGGTCAGGAGTGCAGGATTTGCCATGAAGCGCTGAGTCCATTGAACAACATTTGAAGTACCGACGTTCTGATAAATCGCCAGGTTGACCGCCATGCTATTACGCTGGTCGTTACGCTCAATCAAATCCGTCTGACTCCATCGGGTAGCCTGAACATCAACCCAGAACAGCTTAGTCGCAACACCGTCCACGCGAGCAGCATTCTTGCTTGCAATGCAACTCTTGATTCGATTGATTTGGCCAGCCATAACGGTGGGGTTGAAGATATCATTCGTACCGCTCGCCACAACAACTACCTTGGGCAGACCATCAACAGTCTCGTTACAAATAGCATCTGCTACTGGCGTGGTGGGACGACCGGACCATGCATCTACATAAACATCCTGCCCGTAGTTGTGAAGTTCAGCAGCCAGCGCAGACTTTCCTCCGAAGGTGATGGAATCACCGTAAAAGCGAATGTCCTCACCACAATCGTTCAATACTGCGTAGGAGGAGGAGTATGCTGCTTTCTTCTGGGTTGTGGTCCAGGTGGACTTTACTGGAGAAACGTAGGAGCCGATGAGAACTCCATTATGCCAGCAGTAGTCACCGTGGCTGAGACCAGACCAGTCACCAAGGACTCCAGACCCAAAGGGTCCAGGCGTAGTCTCACCGGCTACCGTTTGAACACTCACAGTGCCAGAATTGCCACTAACTCCCGCGATAAACGCCACTGCAGCGATAAGAGCCGCTGCCACCGTCATCTTAATTGTACTTACAAACTTTGTCTTCATAATATTTTGCTCCCTCAGGTCGTTGGTTTATCGATTCATAAGCATCCTAACAGACTCTCTCAAGTCTGTCAAGGTTCCGTTATTATGAATTTTTGCATCAAAAATCCAGTTGTCCAGGCCGACCTCTGAGATGTGGTCATTTGCTGGGCCTACATTCGGACGTGACACGCGCCACACCTGACCACCCTCATAGTCATTTCTGACCGCCGTGGCCTCATTTATGAAGCGACAGTCCGTAAAGACATAATTCTTACCTGGCTCCAGGCTATCAAAGGTAGCATTCACCCAAATGTTCTGTCCAAGCGTCTCTCTACCGACTTCTGTGCCCATGCGCTGAAGTAGTCTTCTGACCTCGTCAGCGTAACGAGATGACTTTATTCCGTCCCAGCCGTACATGCTAATGACTTCGCCCAAGTAAATTGGTCGAGCCAAGTCCCAATCGTAGGCAATGATTGGATTCAAAGCATATAGAGCCTCACGGAGCTTGTCCGCGAAGGCCCTGCGCTCGAAACCGAAATCTTGGACTAAGATGTTGGCAACACTGTCTTTGCCAGAGCGTGCGTAGCCGCTTATCCCAATAATCATTCCATGTACCTTAGTGCTCGTTGAATTCCCTCTTCCAAGCTAATCTTAGGGTTATAGAAGCTAAGAAGCTTGGTGTTGTCACAGACCCGGTATGATACTCCTACCGGCTCGCTCGTCAGGTGTCTGATGGGAGCCGTGTATCCGGCCTGCTTCATGACCTCTACAGCGAGGTCATTAAAACTTGTAGCCCTGCCCCAGCCCAAATTAACTGGGCCCTCTACGTCCTGCCAAATGGCTGCGTGCATGGCACTAACAATGTCATCGATGTGGATGAAGTCTCGCACTTGATTGCCGTCGCCCCAAACATCGAATGGGTCAGCCTTGTCGTGACCGCGCTTGATGAACGATGGGAATGGATAATCAAGAGACTGTGTTTCTCCATAGCCGCTGAATGGACGGAATACATGCATCTTGGTCTTAGTGACAAACTGTGTCAAGTACTCTCCGGTCAACTTAGACCAGCCATAACTGTAATCCGGAAGGTCCAGGTATCTAAGACTTAGGTCTGATTCACGTAATTTCCATGGCTTACCGGTTTGCAGTCTTGTAGGGTATGCTGCACTGCTACTAAAGTAGACAGCATGTGTTGGATGGTTGCGCTCAATCCAATTGAAGTATTCAGCATCAATACCGAGGTCTACTGCAACAGAAAGAGGCTGCCCTTCAATTCCTCGCCTACCGCCGATTACTGCTGCGCAGTTGAACGCCAAATCAAATTTGGTGTCATCCTTGCGGAAAAAGTCTCTGGCGTCGGTACCGTTCAAAATATCAAAGGCCACAATATCATGACCATCATACATCTTCATTAGCTCTTGGCCAATGAATCCTTCATTTCCTGTAATCAGGATTTTCATAGTCTTACTCCAAGAATAATCTGACTTAGCCAAACCTCTTCGTGCTTCACAATCTCGTACCCGCCCTGCTTGATTAGTTCAGAATAACCTACTGTGTCCCAGGCCCAATTGTGGAATTCATAATGACTGTCACCAGTCTCCCATGCTGGGCTGGATGCGATAATAACTCTTGATGGTAGATTTCTTACCAGTCCGTGCGGGTCAGAGACATGCTCCAGAACTTCGGTAACAACAGAGCAGTCGCCATACTTAATTTCGGCGTCCTTCTCAAAGTTGGTCAATCTAACATCAACCTTGCGTACACGCTGTGCGTGCCTAACGTTCTCTGGCTGCATATCGTATCCCCAGACGTGAAGTCCTGCCGACCTGGCGGTCTCTACCCATCCTCCATCGCCGCAGCCAAGGTCTGAGAAGGTTGCACAATTAAATCTGTACTTGGCGTCCATAGCAAATTCCAAAGCCTTCAGAAGCCTGTCTCGGTGACCCTCCTGTTCCATGTGATGGGCAGCCTCACGGTCACGATAGAATTCGTCATCCGTAAAAGGTGCCACATCGCCTTCAAACAATTTCCACTCAGCCATTGATTAGACCCCTAATCTTCGCAACATCGTCTGCAAACCTAATAGCCTTGTAGTTTTCAAAAGCGGCACTGTCATGAGCGTACATCTCTGGGTTGTTGACTTCCTGATATTGGGCGTCCCAACCGGTAAATCCACCTGACGGGTGAAGGTGCTTGATGCTCAAATGAGGCAA